ACTAGATTTCCTATTAAGGAAGAGTTGTGCAATACTTAAGTTTGTTTTCTTGTTATTATTGGTATCTAGTTCTCTGTTTGGTTGATATTCCACCAGATCATCAAACTCTTCAACAATTAAATCAATAATTTGCGAATTTGGAAGAAGGATATTTCTTTTTAATTCATTCAAATGTTCTTCGTATTCATAATTTGTTACTGGATAAACTGATGCATCTTTAGAAAGAGTAATTCCATCGGGAGTTACCGCTCTAAAAGTTTCATTTACCTCAATACCTTCCTTAATGAATACTATATCGTTATATAATACTTCTACAGTTTCCCAGTGATGAATCCCATCGGGAGAACTGTATTTTTCTTCTACGAATTTTTGTAGTGCATCACTCTTTTTTGGCCATTGTTCGTAAATATCGGTGATATTGTTTACGATTAAAATTACCCAATCTTTGTACTGATCGCCACAAACTGCATTTGCAATCAAAGATGGCGTGTCATCATCACGAATTGAATACGACTCAAAGAACGTTGTATATTTGTCTAAGTCTTCTCTTGCAAGAACTCGTCTAAAAATATTTTTTACTAAACGATACTTGAAATTTTCTGAAGATGTAATACCTTCAGCAACATATATGTTTGGTAATTGTGAAAAGTACGCCATTAATATCCCTGAAGAACGTCGGTTAAACTGATGATAGATGTTTCAATAAACGAAAGACCTAAAGTAACGGAAGGAACTTGAATTTGACCGAATGGATTTTTTCCATCTGGGTTATTTTTATCTGGACCTCTTTCAGCAAATTGTCTAAACGCATTGTAAGATCCATCAGGAGTGTAATTTATCTGAATACCAGCGCAAACAGAGTCCTTAATTTTGTGATGAAGTTCTCTCCCGCCATTAGAAAATTCTGCTGAGGGAGATAATCTCTTATATTTAATTTCAAATTTATCAGGAACTTCAAAAAATCTGCTTCCCGATGCTGCTTTAAATCCAGCACCAGTAGAGATTCTTTTACTGAATCCATCTTTTGCGTCCGTCAAGTCTCCACCAAATCCACCAGATCCGCCAATATTAGGCACAGAACCAATTTTTATCCATTGAATGATATCATAAATTTCTTTAGCCTCTGCGGGACTACGAGCAAACAACTTGAAGTTAAAGTTGTGAGTTCTAAATGCCATGTTTTTGAAGATTTGCTCTTGGAATGGGTTGAATACCTTTCCTTTTGTAAGAGCTTGTAATGAATTGGCATCAAGATTGCCTGCTAACCCCAACATTTGACCCAAATTGTTTGCAGCACCAGCAATAGCACTTGCAGCAAATTCTGGTTGACTTGCTCCTGCAAAATCTTGAGCAGTTTTTGCTAATGCATCAAGTTGTCCACCAGTTCCTAACAATCCTGCTGCAGCAATACCAGCAACACCTAGGTCAACTTGATTGTATTGTGGTTGATATTGTGTTTGAACTGTATTTGGTAAAGCTAAATAAACTCTATTTTCGGCATATGCCTTATTGACCTTATTATTGGGCAAATTCAATCCATAATAACCAGTATTGGTATCTGAATACTCGATTTGATAACGACGTAAACAAATATAATCAATAAATCCTGTAGGAGACTCCACATCATCAGCACCAGCTTGTTCTGGCACAGGAGGTTTTATTGGATATCTAAGAATTTTGCCTTGTGCCAAAATAACACCTAAATACTATGTGACCTCTATGTATTTATGAGATATCAAGGTAAGTACCGTCCTTCCTTTCCTAGGAAGTATAAAGGTGACCCCACCAACGTCATTTATCGCTCCTCTTGGGAGTATAAGTTTATGAAATGGTGTGATATCACTCCTTCTGTCGAAGAATGGGGAAGTGAAGAAATTATTATTCCTTATGTATCACCTGTTGATGGAAAACGGCATCGCTATTTTCCTGATTTTTATGTAAAAATCGGTAGAAAAAAGTATTTGGTGGAAGTCAAACCTTTTAGGCAAACTCAAGAACCAAAGACTCAAAAAAGAAACACAAAGCGTTATATTAATGAAGTTGTGACATACGCTGTAAATCAAGCAAAGTGGAAAGCAGCAACTGAATTTTGTGTAGATAATGGATGGGAATTTATGCTAATTACGGAAAAAGAACTTAAAGTATAATGACAATTCCAAATAAACAATCGGCACAATACAATTCTTTGCAGGATTTTATTGGATTTTATAAGGACAAAGATAACGCTCCTTCATTTTCCAATTTATTTTCTGTACACTTTGCTACTCCTCCCATGATGGCAAATGGTGCATATCAAAATAGTAATAAGTATGATCCTCAGCAGGGAGATTTGAGAAATCTTCTCAACTATTATGCTGATAGCGTAAATCTTCCTAGTAAGCAAGTTACGACTGGTAATTACAATCAGTTGGGGTCTGCAATTAGATATGCTACAGGGTCTACGTTTAGTCAAATTAGTATTTCATTCAGAGTTCCTCGTTCTGGAGAAACGAGAGCATTTTTTGAGCGTTGGGTTTCTTTAATGTCAAATGACGCAAGTCAATATACAGATTACTACGATAATTACGTTTGTCCGACTCTAAGAATTTATAAATGGGAAAGAGGTGGCGGTGATCTTGCAATCACTAAGAGGCAGATGTTGAGAGCAATTAGAGATTCTAGAATCACACGAGAAAGCGCACTAACACCAAAACTAGACCAACTGACGGGTGTATATGAACTAAGAAATGTATTTCCATATAATATTGGGTCCATTCAGTTAGATAATAGTCAAAATAAATTGATGACTCTTAGTGTTCAATTTTATTATGAGCGTTATCGTTTCTATCAAAGTTCCGAGTTTAGTCAACCAGCAAGCACTATATCTGTTCCTGCTCCAACTGATACCAATACCAGTCCTGGAACAGACCCTGTTGGTGAGGGTCAACAACGTAATCCAAGAGCGTTTCTTGACCAGAGACAACAATTGATATCTGGAACATTTCTTCCTTCCAATAATCTTGGATAAATAAAATTACTGAATTGAATTGCTATGCCATTACCTAAGTTAAGTGTCCCTCGTTATAAAACGACTTTACCATCTACGGGGAAAACTGTAAGTTACAGACCTTTCTTGGTAAAAGAGGAAAAACTTCTTTTAATTGCCACTGAAACTGGAGAACAATCTGAACTTGTAGATGCCATTAAAACAATTATTCATGATTGTACAGATTTAAAGGAAGTAAATTCTTTATCTACTTTTGATATTGAATTTCTATTCTTAAAAATTCGTACTAAATCTGTTGGTGAAAATGTCAATGTAAGTGTTACTTGCACGGATGATGGCGAGACCGAAGTTGAAGTTGAAATTCCCCTAGATGATATTAAAGTAATTAAAACCAAAGGTCATAAAACAGATATTAAATTATCTGATGAAATTGCTATTACAATGGGATATCCATCTATTGAAACGTTCGTTCAGATGAATTTTTCTGACGAAACTTCTCAAGTAGATCAAATTTTTGAAATGGCAGCAACTTGCGTAAAAACAATTGCTGATGCTGAACAAGTTTATGATTGTTCTGATTGTTCTAAAAAGGAATTGATTGAATTTTTTGAACAACTGAGCACTAAACAGTTTATGATGATTCAGGAATTTTTTGAAACCATGCCTAAACTATCTCATACAATTAAAGTGACTAATCCCAATACTGGGGTAGAAAACGAAATTGTTCTTGAGGGATTAGCGAGTTTTTTCGCATAGCACTTCTTCATACTAATCTTCGTTCTTATTATGAGGGCAATTTTGCACTAATGCATCATCATAAATGGAATATTGAACATATTGATAATCTCATGCCCTGGGAAAAAGAAGTTTATGTCAATATGTTAATTCAATTCCTAAAAGAAGAAGAAAAACGAATGAAGGAGCAACAAGCAGCAAGTGGCTAAAATTACCGCATATAAATTTGTAAACCCAGGACTATCTGCAAAAGGTAGTCCAACGGTTGCTGCGGCAAATAAAACTACTCTTGCTGTTAATAGATTTGGTGTCACTGTAGAAAGTATTTCAAAAACAATTGCAGATATTGCAACTGCTTCAACTTTAAAAGGTAAGTTAGAAGAAAAGCAAGTAATTAATGAAAGAAGACAAGCAAGGTTAGAAAAAGACCAAGAAGCAGAAGCAGCAAAAGAATATACTCAAAAAGATAAGAAGAAGGATGAAGGCACCTTAAAGCGTGCTTCTAAAAAAATTGGCAAAGGTGCATTTGGTTGGTTAGAAAACTTTCTAGGACCAATAGGATCTCTTTTACTTAGTCTTGGCGGATTTGCTTTAACTAATGAGGCGTTAAAATATCTTAGTGACGAAGAAAATAAAGAAAAAATTATAACGTTCTTAGAAAGAACTGAATTTGTTTTTAATAAACTAAAAGAGTTTGCTGAAAATATTGGTTCTGCAATTGGTGAGGGTCTAGATTTTATCTTTGGTAAAGAGACTACCATTGAAGAACGCCTGGATGCCTTTGGTAAGATTGCTCTAGCAATCGGTGGCATTGCTGGAATGATTACCGCTGCTGGTGGTATTCGAGATTTATTAGATGCTGGTGACGCTCTCCCTGATGGTCCTGATGGTGGTAGAAGACCGCAAGGAGATGGTCCAGACAGACCTAGAAAACCTACTCCAACCAATCCTTCTGGTGCTGACCCCAATACACGAGGTCCGAGAAACAGACCATCTGCGCCTGATATTAAGGCAACGTATGGTGATGCTGCTGAGAAAGCATATAAGAAAGTATTATCAGAACGCGGCGATGATGCTGCACGGGCATTTGCAAATGCGCTTGAAGAATCTGGTGGCAGTGTAACAAAGGCACAGCAAAAATTTAATAGGTTTGTCAAAAAGGGAAGATTCCCTAAGATTGAACCTCCTAGACCAAATGCTCTGCAAAGAATTGGTAACTTCTTTGGTGGCATTACAGATTCTGCAGTAAAACAAGGAACTAGATTAAGGAACTTTGCGGTCGATCAAGGTGGAAGACTTATTAAGAGTCTACAGGGTCTTCCTGGATGGGCAGTAAACCAGTATAACAACTTATCTACTGCCGCAAGAAAAAAATGGGATGATGTAAGTAAAGTTGGTCAGATGATTGCCGAAAAAGGCAACAAATGGGCATCTGCAGCAGGTAATAAGTTAAAGGCAGCAGGAAACTGGGTTGTCGATGGTGGCAAGAAAGCATTTAACAATCTAGCATCTGGGGCTAAAAACTTCTTCCTAGAGAAGATAATGACTCCGTTGAAACCAATCATTGACCCGATTGCAAAGAAAGCATCACAAATCGGACAATCACTGTTTGAGATGTTGAAGAAGATTCCTGGTGCTGAAAAGATTCTTGAGGTTCTTAAAAAGAAAGGCATCAATGGCATGGGTGACATTGCCACTGCTGGCAGTAAGTTAGGTAAAAGAGCAGCAGCAATCCTTCCTGTTATCGGTGGTATCGTCAACCTTGCATTTGCTTATGATAGAGCAGCAAATGGCGACTCTATCGGTGCATTGATTGAAGGTACATCGGGTATCTTGGATATTGCTGGTCTTGCTACAGCAGGTGCTGGTAGTGTTGTTTCAATGCTCCTTGACGGGTATATGTTTGCTCGTGACTTCATTCCTCAGTTACAACAGGGTGAAGAAGCAGTAGTTGATGCTGTTGGTGCAAGAGGATTGAAAAATGCTATTGACAATATCTTGAGTAAGTTACCCAATATTGGTGA